GTTCTCAGGAACTAGCGTGTGTCGGAGGAGCGTGTGAAATAGCATAGGTAAAACTAAGGGGGCGCAATGCCCCCTTTTGTTATTCATCGTCCGACATTGCTTCTGCTGTACCATAAGCTAACATACCAGTACCGACTGCCGTAGTTCCCTGTAGTTTTCTCTTAGCGGCTAATGCTCTTCTTCGGTCAGCCTGAGTTACCGCAGGTTTGGAAGTACGTAAGGCTCTCTTAGTGTACGCTTCAGGTCGTTCGCCTTTCTTACGCGGCACACCTGTCATCTCTTCTGTTTTCTTTAAAGCCTTCTCTACGTTTTCTTCTGTTGCTCTAGTTGCAATCTGTCCGCTATCCCACTTTGTTCCTGTCTTGTAAGAGTTCTTTATAATGGGCGATGTTGTTATAAGACCATGCCCACCTATCGGATTCTGCCCAAACATATCGTGACCATCACTCAACATAGAGTACATCTCTTCTTTCTTAGGGTCAACCACAACAAAAGAGTTCATGCCTCCTAGTTCTTGCTGACCAGAAATGTATGACTGTTGAGTAACAAGGTATCCGTCAGGTTTCTTTATATCTACAATGTTTCTAGCACCTACAGCATTACCTGCTTCGTCAGATACACGCGCCATCTTTATTGCTTTTGCGTTTACTAACTTATTGAACGTGTCAAGTACCTGTTGCTGTGATTTTTGTATCGGTCTACCTGCCGCTTGTTTTGCCCTAGCCGCTAACAGTACACTCAACATATCGCTTGGTTGATAGTCCCCCGCACCTGCACGCTTCATTAGTTGATACGCTCTTGTATCTAAGGTAGAAGCCATCTGAAGAAACTCAACCATGTCAGTACCTTCTAGCTTTTCAACAGGAGTTTTCTTCGCCATGCTACGGTTCTTGTTGATAACTTTTAAATAACTGTCTGTTGCTTTGCCGTTGATTGCTCTATTGACAGGAGCACTTGTTGTTGCTGTACCCGCGGCTTCTCTATACCCTGCATTCTTTACGGCTGACGGGTCTTTGACTTGGAACTCCATCTTTTCTTTAGGGTTTTTAATGTGCGGTCCTTTAGTTAGATGATTCATTGCCCTGTTTACAATAGACTCTGGAATCTCATCACCTTCTCTAAACCCTTGACCTAGACCCTTAGACAGTCTTGCGGTATCCTCCATAGGTATACGAGAGTCTAAAAACTTAAGACCAACGATGCCTTCTTCAAGTACATTACCTTCAGTATTTGGTAGCTGACGGTTAATAGATATAGCTGTTAGGTCTGCGTCTTGCCCCTTGTCGCTAATCCAATCGTCTACCTTTCTATCTGATATACCTTGAACTCTACGCTTGGCTACAGCTTGAGCGTCTGTGCTCTCACGTATTGCGGCAGGAGTTGACCCTATAAATTCTTTAGCAAAATTATATCTACTTTTTACAGGATTACCTGCGTAAAAATCAGGAATATGTGTCGGTGTGTTCTGTGCTATTTTATTTACTAGACTACCTGCACCTCTGAACAAACCACCCGCAAAAGGAATAGCACCTGCGGTTGACAACAAGCCCATTCCTACTTTACCTTCACTGAAGTAGCCTGCCGCTTCTTTAGCCGCTATGATTTCACCACTTACAGGAGCAAGTTCTAAACCACTGTATGCTAACTCCTCAGCAAACTTCTGTCTTTCTTCAGGAGTTTCTTTGCTTCGGTACTGTTCAGAAATATATTTACTAAAACCATTAGGTGTTGTCATTAATAGTCATCCTCATCCAGACGTTCGTTAAACTTCTCAGCACCACCGCCAAGCCAGTTATAAAGTATACGACCTACCACAGGTATGCCGTTCAAAGCACGGGAGTAATCAGGGTCTTCATCAAACGATTCTTTACCTAGAGTAACTATCGCTTCTACGTAAGGTGCGGCAGGAGTTACGTAGGCTATACCGCCTTCAATGATTCTACCCTGCTTCATATATCTGTCATACACATATTCATTCATACCGTACACACCAAGCAAAGACCACATTGCTCTGTCAGGTATATCTTCAGGGCGTACCTCACGACCTAGTAATATATCTTTAACGGACGAAGTACTCACGTTTGCTGTTGTCAAGTACCCTGCTAACAATGCGGCATTTTTACTTGCCTCTACTTTGTTACCTGCTTTCCATTGATTGTATACTCTGTTACGTACCAAGTCAATTTGCTTTAGGGTAAAGGACTTGAGCATATACAGAAGTCTTCCGTTCTTAGCATCCAAGTATCCTTGCGGCATCTCGCTTAAAGATATAGGTTGTACGTCTGACAATTCGTTGAACGCCCATAGCTTTATGTTCTCTGTAACGTCACCAGTTTTGATGTCAGCAATAAAAGCATCGGTGTCATCGCCCATAACTTTCTGTACTTCTCTACGTAGCTTGGCTTCTCCTTTAGGAGTTTTAACTAGGTTACGTGCACGTTTAAGAGATGAATTAATTAAAGTTTCTTTACTCAATTTATCAATAGCTTTAAACGCAACACCTCCCATTAGTTTATCAAGAACTTTAGCAACTTTTCTATTGTCACCTAGTGATAGTTCTTTTGTAATTAAGTCATCAATACCTAAGTCTACAATCTTAATATCTTTTGCACCGAACATTGTAGATATAGTGTTTCTAAATCCTTTCAATGCGGCAGTAACACCGATGTCACCTAGCTGTATCATGGCTGTGATAGGGTTAGCAATAGTACCCATGTATCCTAAGTCACGTATTAACTTACCGCCTGCTGTAGGACTTTGCTCACCGCCTATAAATCTGGATGACAATAACTCTTCAAGTTCTAACTGCTGTCGCGGGTCAATGCCTTCGTCAAGCAAATCTTTAGCAAGCTGACCGATAGAAGCCTGTGTGTCGAACTGTTGTACTTCATCTGTTTTACCAGAGCGACCAAAGAACTTTCTCTTTTCAATGTCGTGTATAGCGTTACGTATATACATAGCTAATGATTCATCAGCGTTGGCGTAGGTATCTATGTTAGAGTTATCTACTTTATGTATTTCACGTTGTTTAGCAAACCGAGGCTTACCGCCATCAGTTGTTTTTCTATAGCCACGTAAAGCCAAGTCAACAACCTTAGCAACTTCTTCGTCACTCAGCTTTGACACGCTTGTGTTCTTAGTTTTTGCATACGCTTCTAGCTGTGCGTCTAATATTCCTCGCTCTCTAAGACCAAGAGATGCACGCAGTGTGTCATACTCTTTGACATTACGAGGGAAGTAATTTATTATCTTTTCAAAAGAGTGACCTGCTTCCTGCAACTCTGTGCCTAGTTCGTCTAATACAGGCTTGACATTATTTCTAAACGCAATAGTCAGTTCAGGAGACACGCTTTCCATTAAGCCTTCAGCCGCCTCAAAGTTACCGTTGTATAGGTGCTTAGATATTTGAGCCTGCATTCCTTTAGGCGCACTCTTAAAGGTACGTAAGAAAGGTTCAATGCGTTTAGATAAATCAGCAGTACGGGCATGGGTGTCAAACTCAAACCTACGCATTCTGTTTTTAACAGCTTGGGATATGTTACCTAGTCTTGTAGAAATAGTACCAAGATACTTGTCTAATCCTTTACTGTACTGACGAGACACAGCAGAGTCTCTAGTGATAGCTTTGTTAATAGCTTTCTCAGCTTGAGTTTTAGTTAAAGGTATGTTGTACTTTTGATTTAATCTTTTAGCCGCTGTCTCTGCTTTAATAGGGTTAATTCCTGAGTCTTGTAATACTTCAGGTATTGTACGGGTTGACCCTCCCTTAGCTATATGAGAATCCATTACAGCCTGTGCACGTTCAAACACTTTCTTAGCACCTTTGTCCTTAACTACGTTGACACCCTTAGCTAAAGACGGTGGAAGGATAGCACCGAATGTGGTTGCCAAAGCAACGTCACCTGCATCTACTTTTCCTTCTTGAGTGTATTGCTCTAAGGCTGTACTACCTCCCGCAAGCGCACCCCCTGTAATAGCCATAGCTTTGTAGCCACCTGCAAAAGGAATAGCAGTCGTTGGGTCAGCAAGTTGACTGGTAATGTTACCTGCTGTACGTGCTCCTGAGTTTTCATTAGGGTCAAAGAACTGTCCATACTCTTCTTGTAAGTCACGTTCTTTACGTCTAATAATCATCTCTCTACGTTCTTCAGGCGATGCTTGCATATACCCCTGACCGTAGCGTTCTTCAGGAGACTCATAGCTTATAGCACTGAAGTCATTCTTACTGAAGTCTATCTTGACTTCACCTATAGGCAGTACGCTTTCTAACCAGATACCTGCGTTCTCTGTGATACTATTGCCTTCACTAAAGCCATACTTATATTGTACCCAAGCGTTGTCTGTATTGGCACGGTAAATCTCACCATCATAAAACCTGTCGCCTGCTTTGATTTCATTTCCTTGCAGGTAAGGATTTATGTTTATTTCTTCTTGGGTAATTATATGACCTTCAGTTACAGCATCTTCTGGCTTAGAAAACACTCTAGTTATTTCACCTGTTTCTTCGTCCCATAAATCACCCGACAGAATACCGCTCTTCATTAAGTATTCGTTCGATTGTATTTCTTCAAGCGTTATTGGTCTACTACCTACATACTCAGAAACAGGAGCATCGGTATTTTCTTTAGCTAAATTTTTAGCACGTTCCATACGAGGACTAGCCATATTTAAACCCTATCTAATTGGTGCGCCTGTCATTTTACTTGAACTCTGTTGTACACTCTGGTCAACTCCTTCGGTAACTGGGTTTTGCGCTATGCCGTACTGACGTATAGCTTCCAGAAGTGCCGCCTGTCTACCCATTTCAGGTTTGTTAGTGTACATATCTTCAGCATTGTAAAAGATTTTTAACTTATCAGCTTTATCTATCTTGCCAAATATTGGAGTGTCAATACCTGCGGCTTCTAGTTGGTCTTCGTCAATATCGTTTAAGTAAGTTTGATATTGTGTCTGGTCTGCCTTGCTCAGTGAAGATGTTCTATACGCAGAACCTCGGTCACTTCTAAACAACACCTCTTCTGCTTTACTGACGTTACCACCGTTTAACAAGAAGTCTTCTATTTCTGAATTGCCTTGTGCTCTAGCTACTTTAATAGCGGCTTCTTTTCGGGCTTGTGTTTGCGCTAATGTTCTTGCTTTATTAAGAGTTTCTACTGACCCTTTTAAATCACCAGTTGCACGCTGTGCTTGAGCAAGTCTTTGCAAACCTTCAGTACTGTTTAAGTCTATAGCCGCTAGTGCTCTAGCTTGTCTAGCTTCAGGGCTTTCTACACCCCGCATCTTACGACCCAGATTAGCAAGCTGTTCTCCTTGCGCTCTTCCAATATTCATCAAACCTGCACCCCTGCCTGTATATGGGTCAGGTTTTTGTTTTGTAGGTATTCCTGTTAAGAAACCTACTAAATCATCTTTTGGTATTTGTGACATTGTTATCTCCTAGCCGAACAAGAAGTCAAAGTATGCTTGGTCGCGGTTAGCTTTAGAAGTAGCCGCCCCTTCCATTAACTGAGTATATGGGTCAAACGCTTTTTGAGATAGGTCACTAAACAGACCTGCTCCTGTACGTCTACTTAAGTCAGCTATCTGTGCTACATTTGTACCTGCTCCGAGCAACCCTATTGCTTGAGCCTGTGGTGTATAAGCATTTGCAAGCATAGATGTACCCATATCAGTAAACTGCCCTAACTCAGACATTGACTGACCACGAGCCGCAAGGTTAGCTTTAAGCATAGCGTCTTGTTCTGCTTGTGCTTGTGCTAACATCTCAGGATTAGCACCACCGTATGCCGCTGAACCTAAACCCATACGACCTTGAGATAGCATACGCTCTTCTAAAGCCAAACGCTGACGCTGTTCTTCTGGCTGTTGTATCGCTCTCATTTGGTTGTAGAGTTCTTGCTGTGCTATAGCAGGGTCTTCCATTGCACGGCTAAATGTACCTGCCGCACCTCCAAGTAAACGAGACTGCATCTCTTGTTCTTCAGGGGTTAATGTTATATCAACACTACCATTAGGACCAACAGTTGCACCTCCTAAACTAGACGTAACTGTAAAGGGTTGAAACCTTGCCATCTCAGCGGCTTCAGAGCCAAGTGCTTTACCTAATCCTAAAGTACCTCCCGCTAACTCTTCGAGTCGGTTTATATTACCTTCTATTTGTTCGTTTTTGCCATAAATTTCTACAGCGTCTTCAAATGATAAACCCATCATATTCTCCTATTTAGCAACCCAGCCAGTGTTACCGTTTGAGCCTGTTTCTTTAACGTACAAAGTTGAGCCTGTACCCCCGTCTGTTCTTAAATATAATGAACCTACTGGTGCACCTACGTTATTCTCAGGTGCTCCTGTACCAATTAATATTTCAGCAGATTGACCGCCTACTATCGGTCCTTGTCTTAGCTGTAAGCCATATTCTTCAAAAGAGTGGGAAGGGTTATTACCCCAAACTAAACCAATGTTTGTTCCTGTGCTTCCAAACTTTAACTCTGTTGTTGTATTAGGAGTATTAAAACTAATGTACGCTCCTGCTTGATTGTTAGTGGTGTTAGTGTTTTCTATTTTAAAAACAGTACCGAAAGAACTTGAGTTATCACTTTGAAACTTTAATATTCCAGTTCCCGATTCGTTAATAATACTATCTGAACCGTTGTGATAAATTTGTAAATCAGCTGAATTACCAAAACTAACAGAAGCGTTATCTTGAAAATACTTTGAATTAGTTATTTGTTGACTTGTATTTGTTGTCGCGTAATTTGCAAGAATACCATCAACAGTTGTATCTAAAGCAGTTAAATCTGATTGTAACGCTTTGTCAGTTACGTCTGTAATATTTGCTTTACTGGAAATAGCTGACGCAATAGCCGCATACTCCGTTGCGTGTTCTGACGCTCTAACTCTTTTATTAGCATCACCTGAAGGAAGAGCGTCTTTCTCACTCCAGTTAGCCCGTACATTATAATTACTCATTTAAATAAGTCTCCCAGTTAAAGCATGTATATCCATTTGTTGTATCGAATATGAAGCATCGTTAATTATTGATTCAATACCTACAGTAACTACCGTACCACTTCCGTTAGCGTTTACTGTGGGTGTGTGTATATCTATAGAGATTCCGTATTCTGACTCAACGTATTCAAATACTTCTGTATCTCCAGTGTCTGTGTATTCAGCAACAGGCGATTGTGATACATCGCTTTGAAATACAGAGATGTTGTAGTTTCTGCTATAGTCGTAACCCCAGTTTAGTGTTGTCTGTGCCGAAGCATCTCCAATAACAACTAAGTTAAACTTCTTCAAGAATTTTAAATTAGAGGGAGAACCAAAGTCCATAGGGTTAGTAAAGTATCTTAAGTTATATTCTTCACCGTTGTCTAAAAACCCGCTGTACTTAAACAAGCCTTTGTCTGTAGCCAACAACAAGTCTTCGTTTCTACGAACAAAGCCATCTTTAATCTTAAGACCAGACCAAGTGGTTACTCTGTGTGCTCCGTTTTCTAAAGCACTTCTCATGTCAAAGCAATATGTCTTGTTTAACTCAGGCAAGAACAACAAGTAAAAAGCATTCTTAGCTGAGTACACTGATGATATGTTACTAGCATGACCAATAACATCGTTGATTAAATCGTTACGTACATTCATACTGATGTCACGCATAGGTAAAGACTTTTGTTGCACTACTCTACCTAATGACCGCACACCTGTGTCCGATAAAAAGATTACGTCAGTACCTGTATTTTGAACTGAGTCTCGTGCAGTACACCCTACGCCTACAATAGTATCTTGTAAAGTCATAGTAGCAGGACTAGCCGCACCTTTATATATAATAATAGATTTCTTACACAGTATAAACAAGAAGTCGTTATGTGCCGCAAGTGCTACTACTTCATCGTGACCGTTAGGAAACACAGTAGTTAGGTCAACGTAACCCGCTGTGCCTGAGTTCCAAGCAGTGCCGATTAGTAAGTCTGACCAATACACTGTTGTGTTATCAGTGTCAGTGTCTACAGCCCATAAGCGTCCATAAGCAGCTATAGCTTCGTTAGCTTGAGGAACACCTGTGCCTGTGATTGCAGTAAATGTTCCCGCTGAGATGTCATACTCTAAAGGGTCTTCACCTCTTTTAAACAAATATGTTTTATCGTTAAAGTTTACAGCTTTCCAGTTACCGCCTGCAATAGTCCCTTGTGCAGAATACCCGCTGTCCGCTGTATATAAGTTGCTAGAGTCTGATGCTACTATAGATTGGTTGCTCGCTTTATCAGTAGCTTCAAAAACAAAGTCAATGTTTTTTTCTGGGTTATCAGCCACAACACCAACAATACCTTTACGCGCACCAACACGCCCAAATTGGTCTATAATGCAATTGTCAGCCTCTCTAGCAAAAGAGGTGTCTAACCCTATGGGTGAATCTTGCGTGTTTATACCCGCAAAGCCGGGGGCTCTAACGGTTATGTTCTGAAGTTGTTGTGCCATTAGCAGTCCGTCCAGATAGTCTCATGTGGGAATCGTGACGCATCCATAGCAATAGCGTCAGCCAGTGTTGCTTGGGCTAGACTTGATAGTTCTGCCGCAGAAGTTCCACCCTGTTCGCCACGTTCTCTTGATGCAAATGCAGTAGCAAACTGTATAACAGCAGAACTAGGTACTAATAGTCTTTCAGTATCTGAGGTCATTCTGTCTGGTCTATCTACAATGTTAAACCGTAACGTGTACGCTTTGTCAGGCTTAGGGTATAAGTCTACAATGCTTTCACCTGTGTTGCTTACACCATTATATGAAAAGAAATCAGGAGAACCTTTAACAGGGTCAGCTACTAGGTATGCGTTGTTCATCCAAGTAGAACTTTGGTTACGCATAAACACGTTAGATGTGTCGTTGATAACATCAAGAACGCTAAAGGAATTATTAGTACCTGTCAACTCATAGCTAATTACATTATCAACAGTAGTGACAGTAATTGTTTTACGGAGGGCTGACCAATCCCAAGCATTCTCAACAAAAGTTTTAGCATCGTTGACAAACTCTCCAATTAGTTTTGCATACGAATTGCTGTCAACACTGCTTACTTCATTCTCTCGCATTCTCCGTAGTACGCTGTTTACTAAATCTAAATAAGTCATTGCTTATCCTCTAAATCTCTGTGATAACATTCCCTGTATTTCTTCTTGACTAAACGCAGGTTTGTAAGTTTCTATGGGTGTTCTATATATTTTACTTATTTCATCTCCAAACAAATTTTCTGTTGGAGTACTCTCAGGCATAACTAATTTTACATCTACATCAGGTGTTTCTACATCAGGTCCTTCTGGTGTTTCCCCTTGAGGTAGTGCATCGTCTAATGCTTGTAAAGCAGGGTCAACATATTCTGTTCCAACGTAGTCAAGACCCGCATCTATTGCGTCTATTACTGGTTCGATAGCACCGCCTATTAACTCTACAGGACCTTCTAATAAATCTACAGCAGTATCGCCTATGTCTTTTATAACCTGCGGTGTTTCAAAATCAACATCAGGAAGTGCGCCTGCAATGACACCTGCGCCTGTCTTTAAAGCATCTTCAGCAATGTCTCCTACAACGTCTTCTACTTCTCCTTCGAGAGAATCTACAAAAGCGTCTGAAGCAGAGTCACCCTGAACAAGCGCAGTTGTTGTATCGTCCATTATATTCTGAAGAGTCTCAGGCATTTCGTAGTCTTCAGGTAAACCTAAGAATGCTTTAAGGTCTTGACCTAAATCTCCAGTAACGCTTTCAATTTCACCTGCTGACCAGTCAGTTACATAATCTGTAGCTTGGTTTGTAAGTGAATTAGTAAAGGCTTTGTCTGGGTCTTGTCCTGAAATAATACCTGCTGTTGTGTCTACCAAAGTTTTCTTAACAGGGTCAGGCAAGCTAGATAAATCTATATTAGAATCACTAAGCAAATCTTCTGTAAAACCTGATAGTTCTTTTGTTAGTTCGCCTCCGACATAAATTGTCGCTCCCGCTGTTAAAGCATCTCCTATCTCTCCTCCTTCTAGTAATACTTTACCTCCTTGAAAAACAGGAGCTAAAGGTGGATAAATTACAGATAGTATATCTAAACCAGTACCGATTGCTTTTGATATACCTGATGGGTCTGAAAACACTTGGTCAGAACCTATTAGTTGATACTCTCCAAAGCCACCTATTTGTGCTTCTTCGTCAACTGTAGGTACACCGTCTATTCGTTGATACTCTAAAGGAGAATTAAACGCAGTTCCCGTATTAAAGGAATATGTTTTTGTAATTCCTAAAGGGTTTTCTTCTCTAGATAAATCACGACCTAATACATTTTTATTAGCTTTTTCAGGTTCTTCAGACATAATGTAGTTACCCATTACATTAGACTGTAGTTTAAGAGCCTCTAACTCAGCGCGATTTACATATTGCTCAGGACTAAGAGCATTTTCTTTTGCTCTATCTTGCCAATCTGTTAGTTCTTCTCTAGTGTCAAAGGATACAAAGCCTTCTTCACCCAACCTATTTACTGTGTTTTTTAAATCTTCGTATCGTTCGTAATCTTCTATGCTATCAAAAT